AGTGTAGTCTAATTCTTTTAGCAGCTTATCTCCCACACTGCGAGCTAAGTCTACTGTCTCGCCAAAGAATGCTATAACAAATTCATGCATCTTACCCTGCTGAGTGATGGCCTGCTTGAATTGTATGTGCCCTTCAGCAATGGGTAAGGTATCTACTGAGAGAGTAGCCTCTATCTTGCGAAGTACATTAATCTGTGTAGTATCGTCATTAAGTAGATTAACATTATACTGCTGCCCAAAGAAATCTACGTTAGCCTTCGTTGCAGGGATTCTAAACTCACGCGAGAAAGCACCCCTGGTAGTAAACTCAGAAACGCTATTGAAATTAGATGAATAGCTTATGCTCTCATTTTCGTAAAGGTCTACTACTACAGCAGCACCATTGGTTGCCTTAACCGTTAATATTACTGATGGCTTCATGCTGTGTAATCGTTGCTAAATTTCAATGTCAATTCTAAGTCTGTTTTCGTGTAGCTGCGAGTCTTAATTGCAGTATAGTTATTAGATTCAATTACTACTGGTGTAGCGCTTCCATCTGCTCCAATCATGTAGACTGATTCAGAGTAGATTAGATTCTTAAGATATTCGAACTGTCCCTCTGTTAAGTAGTCAGTGCGTATGCGCATCATCTTTTCAACGAATGGACTGCGCTCGGTCAATCCTCTATCATAAGTGTTAAATCCAAATTCAGTAGTCTCATCTGCTGTCCCATAATTACCCACTACCTTTCTATATCTCTTGCGCTCCACTGAGTAAGAATACTCAGAGCGTTTAGTAAAATTGAAATAGTCCCATCCGCCTCTGCTATTAGTCCATCCTAATCTTATCTTATCGAATCTGCATTCGTCAGCTGCCTTGAATACTGCTATTGATCGTGCAGTTGCTGTGCCTCCTGCATTTCTAAAGTTAAGTAGGTAGTGATGCCAAGTAGCTTGCAAGCCAAACGCATCCTCTATGTTACCCGGTAAGAGAGGCAAGTGGTTAAGCGTTCCTGCTGCAATTACGCAAGCTAAAGTATCAGTCTGAATAGGTGTTCCTGATGCATTGAATTGCACTATCTGTACATCATCTATTGCATTCCCTGTTAAAGTTGTGCCATTATCAGCAGGAATAGTAAGCACTCCGTAATCATCACTAAAGCCTGTTATACCAATCGTGTTAGCACCTAATGAGTATTGGCTGAGCATGTCATCCATTGCATAGGTGCTTCTAACTAAATCACTCATAATGTAGCTCGTTGCTGAGCTCAGCGCAAAGTGAGTAGCTGGATTAGGATTAAACCCATCAGAAATCTGAAAAGCTGCATTGATTAAAGCGCTGCCATCTAATGGGTAAGCAGTAGCCTGCACCTCGAATAAGCCAAGTACCTCATAGCCTTCTCTTATAATTGTGCTAATGCCTAAGATATTGCGTGATGTAGCAGCATCTTGCACCGTTGTGGATGCAAATAAGGAAGGCACAGCATCAGTACTGTTTACTCCTAAATCCATTGCAGAGCTTACCACAGGATTAAGGTCAAACACTAAAGCGCCATTGATGTTAGGCTGCACGTAAAAAGTATTAGTAGTAGTGCCGTTGCTTACCTCTATCACATAGCGAAAGCCAGGCTGCCCTATGTTAGAAGATGTAGCCACCACAATAAGCTTCTGCTTAAGCGCAGTGAAAACGTATGGCTGCTGATGTATTGTAATTGCCATTATTAGACAGGTTTAATATTAGTTAATTTTCTCGTTTGATTTAAGATGTAAACATAGACTGCATCCCCCATTGCCTCATTCAGCTGCGCTCCATATTCAGGTAGTGTTTCAAGATAAGCATCTCTCCAATAGTATAGTGGTGCAATACCTTTCTTTTCAATGCTCTTAGCCATGGCATTAGCCACTCTTAAGCGCTGTGCTTCGTCTCTATTGATTGCACTCTTAGCGAACTTAGTTCTTCTGCCTGTCTCGCCTATTGAGCGTAGCTTAATCTTCTTTAAGTTCATCCAATTAAGAATCGCATCCACAGGAGGCTTGGCTGCTCCTGCTGCGAAGCGTGTATCTATTCCTTTGTAATTGCTCTCCTTACCTTGCCTTCCGTATTCAACCCACTTAGCGTAGTCAGCTGTAGAATTAAATCCAATAGATGGAGTAGTGCCGGTTACATCTATATCGTAATACAATGAAGCTGCAAGTGTTCCTGTTGTGTTGGCTCTTCGCTTCTTTCCGTATCTTGTTTGCTGTATTCTAATGTTAGAGCGTGCGCGATCAGTAACGGTCTCACCGAAATCTAAAAGCACATCGTAAAGTGCTCCCTGTTCAAATAGCTCGGCTAAGATGCTCATTCCTTTTCAGCTTCCTCTTTTATCTTGTTGAAAAACTGAATCAATGGTAAGCCAAATTTAACTGGCATTTCTTGAATAAAAGCATCTAACTGCTTCAAGTGTTCCTCTGTTAGTTGCATAATTAGAAAGATAAAATTGTAACACCTATTGCGTTTGCTACGCATTGCTCCACCCACGAATTGTCTTCACCCCACGCTGCGAACTCTTGCTCGGTTAGCGTGTAGTTACCATTGCTTAAAACCTTTGAAGGCACTTCCTCAGTAGCCTCAGATTTTAATTCGTAGTAGGTAGTGCAAGTAGTTGCGCTTGTTTCGAAGTTCAAGATTAGAACTGTCATCTCTGTTGCTGTTCCTTGATTCAAAGGAAAGACTATTGGTTGTATTTTAGCCATTATATTTTGTTTGTTATAATTTTATAGTGATGTAATTGTTTCCCACGATGAAGCACCACGAACACAAAGTTTACCCAAAGTTGTATCGTAAACTACTAACCCTTCCGCAGGTGAAGCAATAGCGTTCTTCTGAGTTGTGGTCATTCGCGGAGGAAGGAAGCCTTTTACTGTGCTTTCAATTTGTAGTTGAGCAGATGCGTTAGGTGTTATTGAAAAATTGGCGTAATCACTAATTAAACAAGTTCCTTTATTTGCTGTTCCTGCTCCATTTGAACCTGTAAATAATTTTATTGGAGAAGCAGTATCGGGTCTTGAATTTAAATAATAATTATCTCCATTTGTATTAAATGCAGAATTGTTAAAACCTGTAATAATTGAAGCGCCAATTGTTATATTACCTGTTTTTAAACTAAGCGCTTGAAAGAATCCACCCGAAGAAATTAAATCTAAATTACCTCCCGAAATAGTTATAGTTCTTGTACCTGCAACATTTCTAAAAGTAGTGTGCGTTGCTGCGTCATTCATTACCCTCGCCGTCCCATTCACATCGAGCTTAAACCCTGCGTCTGTTGTTGTGCCGATGAGGACGTTGCCTCCCAAAGGATTTAATAATATAGGACAAGAACTTCCATCACCTAAACGAGAGCGACCTTGTAACCAAGAATTACCTGTATTACTTTGCCCTAATGCTAAAACTCCATTCGTTCCTGTTGCACCAATTAGCATTGTTGTTCCTGCATTTGGAACAGTTGCTAAAGGTGTTATAGCTTGTGCATTGGATGAGCGAAAATCTACGGCTGTAATAGGTGTAGAAATTAAAACTCCAAGTCTACTATTCGTATTGTCCCAAAATAAATTAGCCGATTGCTGTAACACATTGCCCGTTCCTTCGAACAACACTCTCCCTACCGTTCCGCTTGTTATTGGTGTAGTGCCTACCGTTAAGCCTGTGGCAATAGTGAATGTTCTGTTAGCTGATAAGTCTTGCGTTGTGCCGTTGATCGTGAGCGTTCGCGTTTCGGGTACTAAGCCTGCAATAGATGGAATGGTAGGCTTGTTAAGAATCTCAGCTACTCCACTCGTCGCATTCCAATCGGCATTCACTTGTGCAGGCACATCACCTAAAGTAATAAAGCCGCTGTCATTTGTCAGCTCGCTTGTTAGCGTTGGTATAGTAGGTAAGTTATCTAAATCATTGTAGTCATTGCTAAAAGCTGTAGCTCCTAAATCAGCTGAGTTAGCCTTTAAAGCTACATCAGTTTGCAACGCTTCGATATCTTCTAAGATGCTGATGATGGTAGCGCATTCGGGTAAGGTCTCACAGGTCAGCCCGATGTTATCTACAATAGCATACCACCCCTTAACTCCACTGCTATTAGTACCATAGTAATAAGAGTTACCAG